TGTTGTGAATATTGGTGATGAGATCGATCAACATGCAATCTCTTTTCACAATCATCATCCAGACTTGAAGTCCCCTGGCGATGAGTTACGTGAAGCCAGGAAGTATGTGGCAGAGTTAGAGAAAATTTTTCCTGAGATGACCATAGTACACTCTAACCACTCATCTTTAATCTACCGTAGAGCTGTAGCTCATGGACTCAGTCTTGAGTATCTGAAAACTTATAATGAATTTTTACGTGTTGGTCCCGGATGGAAATGGGTAGATGATCTTAAGGTAACCTTATCTGATGGTCAGCGTTGTTTCTTTACTCATGGTATGGCAGCTGATGTGATGAAGGTAGCACAGCAATATGGTATGAATACAGTCCAGGGACATTATCATTCTAAGTTTAAAATTGAATACTATTCCAATCCGGACAAGCTGGTATGGGGTATGCAAACCGGATGTCTTATTAATCAGAAAGAACTTGCATTTGAATATGCAAAGAATTTTAAATCTCGATTCATCGTAGGATGTGGTATGATTTTAGAAGGGCAACCTAAACTCATGCCCATGATATTAAAGGACGGTGGACGATGGACGAAAACGATAGTATAAAGTCAGAACTAGATTCTGAGCAAGCTAATGCAGTTGACTCAATCATTGGTAAGAAAATCTGGAACATTGAGATCCTAGAAGATGGTGATGAATCTGCTATCAAGATTCAATTTTCTGAGGATGACAATGATTATATGCTTATTCATGCTGAAGGAATGAATATGTACATCGTTAATGCAAAACCTAAGGTCACACACTAAAAACGACCCACACAATCGCTCTCTGTTGCACGATCTTACATTAACCTAGGGTAACCTATCAGAAAAACACGATCGTTTGATATCAACTCTCATGAAAAGCCGTAGGCATATATCCTAGTTTTTACCACTGTATTACGTGTATTACAGGCGCATAATGGGTATTCAACTAACAAGGAGACTATTATGTGGACAAAACCAGCAGCTACTGAAATGCGTTTCGGTTTCGAAGTTACAATGTACGTATGCAATAAGTAAAGTTTAAGGGGGAGCGTTAAATACTCCCCATTAAATTTAAAACACATCGACTAATCTAATCTTACTATCATCTGATCGCTTGAAATTGTAAATCTTCTGGATCAATTCAAGATACTGTTCAGCCTTACTACAATCATACAGCTTACCCTTTTGAAAAGAGAGCTTACTTAAAAACTCATTGTGATTGTATTTAGGATGAGTGAATGCTTCCAACATCGCATAAATAAAGCCACGTCTTTTGTACCCATCATAATATTGTGCAACTTGGGTAATTTTATCTGCATTCTTTATGGCTAAATTATAGTCTGCAATCTTAAATGTACCTTGATTGAATGCTTCAATAAGATGACCCCCAGCACTCGTTCTGTTGGTGAGCAATGCATTCGTTTCATTGTGACCGAAACCATACTTATTTTTAAAATCACGATATATCATGTACTCTTCCATGCCTAACTTACAATAACCTTCCATGTAAGAATCAGCTGTCCAGTTTTTAGAGTTGGTGTTCAATCGATGCACATCTGCTAAGTCAAGCCCATTAACTTTAATATAATTAATTGGTTTACCCAGTTCTTTTGCTGCTGTAAATCGATGTTGCCCATCAATAATCTCAAACTTATGATTGACAATGATCGGTACCGTAATGTACTTCTCTTTGATGGATTGTTTTAATCGCTTTAGATGTAACTTATTAATGCTTCTGTTGCCATCTATAATTTTAAACATTGTATAATCATTGGTCTTAATGACTTGATTAATAGTTTTCATAATAGTTTCCTTATAAATTTAATAACATACAACTACATCCTTACATACCTGACAGACTTGAACGGTGCCATCAGGTAGGTAAACTGTTTTGGTGTCACAGGCATAAACTAAGTCACCAATTAAACACATCGAGATCATAAAACATGATACGAATATCCAATCTTTAATCATTGTTATTTCTCGCCTTTCTTAAACGCTCACTCTTTGCACGCATGCGTTTTATTTGATTACGAAACTCTTGCTTCTCATAACCTATCAATGCCATAGCTAAGTCAAAGACTTCGTTATCTTTAAAGATAAACTGTTCAGCATTCTTCCTTAAGACATTAGATATTTTACGAGCAAGATACTCATCGAGCGCATTCTGAAGGACGGCAAGGATGAGTAGTCCTCGCCAGTCATCTTCTGAATAACTCTTTTTAATAGCAAATCTATATTGAGGATCGGGTTGAATGTCCATACATCATCCCTTCTTCAATCTAGTCAATGCTTCAGCAATGATGTATCCGGTTTGTGGTATCTTGTAATTAATCAGTTGATTAATCATATCTTGATTGACCTTGTGATACTTTTTAAGATATTCAATCTTTACGTCATTGCTAGCTAGCTTTGCAGATGTTTCAATCTCATTTGCTTTTTGCTTGAACATCTTTAAGAACTCATCTTCGTCTGCAAGCTCTATATCATTGGTACCTGGCAGACTCAGGCGCCAGGCTTTTTTATTGATGTAACCTTAGATGATTCCATTTTATTAACTAATGATTCATTTTGCCGTTCTGTTTTTTGCTCTTCAGACATAGCACTATTGCCATCATCATCTTCTGGTGCTAAACCACATGCCGCCATCAATGATCCTCGACGTGCATAAGTCAATGCTCCCATGTAGCCATGTGGGTCTTGTTTAGCAAGTGGCATATAAAATACACCCGCAGAAAAATCAGTGCCTGACTTGTGTAAGAACACAGTTTCTACCTTCACACCATGCTCGCAGTCATGTGTCTTTTGTATTACAGCTATATCATTATCATGCAATGCTGTCATGATTGCTTGATAACAACCAGCCAAATCTACATAAGCACTGCCCTTGCCGTTCTTTTTATAGAAACTATTTTCAGCATTCTTAATTGCTGGATTAAATGCTTTTTGTGCATTGACAAAAGCTTCATAAATGTTACTAACAGTCTCCAAAGTTTTCTCGGTCATAATCGCCTCCAAAGTAATTTAAAATTAATGTTTGTCTACGTCTCTTGTCTACGACACGTCTTGAAATAATGTCTAAGAACATGAGATTATCTTGTGCTTTTTGTTTGTCGTACTCGAACTCTTCCTCGCGCACAACGGTTTCATAAAGCTGTTGCATGTCTTCGTATTGATGTTCGTCACTCATTACCTAACTCCCTTATACGTAGTTTAGATGCACGCACAGTACGTGCGGGTTTAGCGGGTACCACCTTTTCAGGGGTGGCTTTATAGTTGATGGTTGTCCAGGTGACTCTGTAATCACCGGCAATACCATAACTATGATCACGCATGTCATTCATAATATCGACTTGAAGTTTTTTCTCTTGCTCTTCTAAGTCAGCCATCATGTCACGTAGATCAACGATGCGTTTAACTAAGTCTGCTTTGTGAGATAGATCCGTTTCGGTTTTCTCAGCATCATCAAAGATGATGGCTGCTTCTTTCGGATCTTGAATGTCATACCATTCGACTTCGTCATTGTTTTTATACTTATCTAAACGACGTTGAAAGTCTTTAATGGCATCATGCATCTTTGCAATGACTTCCTCATCTCTTTGATATACAAAGACTTTTAAGGTAGTTCCTTTGTACAATACACAGACTGCGCCCCATTTGGCGCCATAAGTATCCATCTGCATTTGCAGTTGCAAGACACCTCGATACAGTGGTAGATCGGATGCTGATTCTACCTCATGCGCTGTGAGTTTGGCTTCTAAGATTCCATCCCCTTCGAGTTTAATCTCATCTGCATTGGCACAGATCACACCTGTATCCATGTCCGTCATAATGGTTTTATCATTGCCTGTGACAGAACCATCAAGACTACATGCAAAAGGCAGTGTCTTATGTGGATAAGGTTTATCATGGTTTGTCTTTGGATTGCCAAGTCCAAGACGTACCGCTGATTCATTTAAGATGATTGCTTCCAAACGGTTGCCCCAATCCATGCTTTCATGCGACTTGAACGGAGGTTCAATACCGTTGATGACATCCATCTTTTGTTTAAGTAGTTCATTGACCGACATAAAGCGTGAAACGCCCATCAGAACAGGCATTTCGGATGCTGATAGTTGATCATTAGGTGTAAGTTTACCGACCATTATTTTCCTTTCGATCTAATAAGTCTATGAAGTTATCAAGATCATTGATCATTGAGAACCAATCATCGAGACTGATCTCATGACGCTCTTCGAGATAGAAGACGTAATTAATCAGCTGTCTGACTTTAGTTTTTATGAGTTGTATTTCGATTTTTTGTGTCATGATTTTTACCTTTCATGGTTTCGTTAATACATTCTTTTTCAGTCTTTAAATAGACTGTCCCGCCTTCCATGATCTGTTCAAAGGCAATACCTTTTTCGCAGATTACAGCCGGCTTAGATTTATTATAAGATATCTGCAAATGAATTGCAAGATCATAGATTCCGGCGCCAATAAAACCACCTAGCGCCAGATATGATAGGGTTGTTAGTTTCTCGCGCACCATCTCATAGCCCCCTGATTAATAGATTGCTGATGATAGGATAAGTAAAAAGAACCCTACAAATAACGCACAAAAAAAGATCCCTGTTAATATGTCATATATGACAGTTTTAAGGCGTTTTTTCTTTGCAATATCCTCTAACATTTCGGGATTGATGTCTCTTAAATATCGATCATAGTTATTCATTTTAAGCCCCTTTCAATTGATTGATCACATCCTGAATAACATTCCAATTGATACCAATTAAAGCGTCATGGTTATGTTTTAATAGATATAACACCTGGCGCGCTTCTGATTGTGTCAACGTCTCATCAACGCTTAAAACGTCATCAACGTGCCAATTAATACTAATTTGATTTTCCATAATATACCTTTCATGGTTGTTTATAAAATGACTATCAAATGATAATCAGATAACACCCCGTGAGATGTTATCGGTTATCACTATTTAATATAATTG